TCACATCTTTTTGTTAAGCGTTGGGCTTACCTTGATCTTGCGGTCATAAACCAAAACCTGAGACTCAGTTTTGTGTCCACTGAATTTCTGCTTATCCTTCCCGGTACCTTCATAATCAGAGATGCCCTTCGCCTTCAGATCATGAAAAGTACAATCAAGGGGGCGTCCTAAACTATTTCCTGCTAAGTTACGCGCCTTTCTCCACGCCTCGTTAAATCCCTTATACGAATAACGTTCACCATACATGGTCTTTATCACAGCGCCATTCTCACCCCATGGGCGACATATATCTACCGCTTCATGCAACCTTTCAGACCATGCTTTGATTTGTTTAATACCAGTCTTACCTTGTTGGATGAATATTCCTTTGTCCATTATCTGATTCCAGTCCATTTTCAGAACATCGGAAACACGTGCTGCGCAAAGGTAAGCAATTTCCATAGCTGCCCGAACAGCTGGCGTGGCGTGTTTGTAAATCGCGAGGTATTCCTCATCCGTGATGTAACGATCGCGCTGGGGTTTTGGATATTTATCAACACCGACACAGGGATTGCCAGGCACATACCCGCGCTGATAACTCCAGCGGAACACACGGGACATGGAGCTGTGTTCGTGATTAGCCTGGACGCGGCTTTTCTTACCACGCGCATCCATATATCGACGTATATGTTCAGGTTTTATCGATTTGGCTTCAGCTTCACCAAACACAGCCAGAATGTACTTTTCGTGGGCGTGATAATCTTTTTGAGTGCGTGGCGCCAGGTCAGCGAAGTCAGCACTAGCCAGGAATTTTTGCCAGAGCTGTTTAAACATGAGCCGGTTCTTCCGGCCTTCAACGACCTTTTCGTAAGCCACCCATACTTCTGCTTTCGTTGCGTCTGCTGGAGCTAACTTTTCTGTAGATCCACCGGGTTTCCAGTAATAACCAGAAGGGCGAAAGAAAACGCCCTTTGGCATCCATTCATTACCCGGTGCGCGTTTGCGTCCCATATCAACTCTCTATAGCGTCAAAGTTCATGCCCTTGGCGGGCGGGAACCCTGCTGGTGGTACGAGCCGATGAATAGGGTGGTTGATATGATACCAGGTGGTTTTAATTGAACCGTCCCGTCTCTCAATGAAATAAATCCCACTGAGTTCAAGCACCTCTTTCTGCAGAGACTTCTGTGGTGATCCTGTAGCCTCTGCCAGCTCCTCATCAGTCAGGAAACGATCGCTCATAGGTTAATCTCCACTTTACCGGCTGCACCCGGTCACCCTTTAAAAATACAGGTCCCGCAACCATTGCGGGCCCAGTCAACACAAATACCACAGTGATCTACTTTTTTAGTCGCTTCCTCTCCTTGCATGCCTGTGCACTGCTAAAGACGTCATCACGCATAATTCGCCACATCTGCAGTAACCCTTCGCGCACGTTCGGAATGTCACAATATTCGCGAAATGCGCGTTCCATTGTTTCAAGAGAAGGCTCACCTTTCCTCGCTCCATCGAGCACATTGACCAGTGCCGCTTTCTCGGCCACGAGAGCGTTACGAATGTTCAGTGACTCGCCTAGTGCCACCTGAGTTACATCCAAACGTGATGCCAACTCAGTGACGAGTTCCCCAGAGGCTTTCGGAAGGTAACGTGCTGCATGATGTGCAGCTCCAATAAGCTGTTTCGTTGTTAATCGGGCCGATGCCTTGTCTGTTAAATCTGGCTTATGTAATTTCTTATTCACGCTTGTTCTCCGTTATTACGCGCTGCACCGCGCCTGAATTTTTGTTGGGCGAATCCCTCGCCAGGTTACGATAATTGAAGTGGTTTCGCTTAAGTAAATTCTCTCTCCAGAGGTGCTTAGTGCAACTGGGTGCTCCATCGTTATTATGCTATCTTGTTAAATAGCTACCAAGATAGGTAGTGAGTAACTATTTAACTACAGCAATCAATAGGGTAATCTGGATATCCTAATGCATTTATTTTTAAGGTTTTTTGTGGCTAGAGAAAAATTAAAAATTCCATTCGATACCAACAAAAACTATTACAATGGAATTCGTGGTGTTTTGAGCGGTATCGTTTGCTCTATGATCGGTGTTTTTATTACCGGTCTATTTAGCGGAGCTATTAACGTTGCACAGATTTTTGAAATGCCAATAGTAATTATCAGTGGTTGGGTCGCTTTATGTGCTTTTTTGTGGGCGATATCATATATATTTGAAGATAGGGTTATATGCACATTTGGTCGTAACTGGGATTGTCCCAGAATAGCGAAAATTTTTTTATTTTTGCTTTACATAATGATTGGTGTCTTTTGTTCACTTATATTCGAGGCTTTTCTTAAGGGTAATGCCTCCCGCTCCTTATATATTTCAATGGCGGGTTTTTTAGTTTTATTACGACTCTTTTGTTTCTTCAGCATTAAGAACTATGCTCAAGTACAAAGCAAATCTCTTGATGAAAATAACCATGCCAAATAAGCTGTATTAATAGGATATCCAGATTGTTAAAGAGCGAAGCGTCCGATGGGCGCTTTTTTGTTGCCTGCTTATCATCCTGTCATCCATACGTCACCGGCGACTACCTTGTGGGGCGTCCTGCGTGTTCGCTGTCGATAAATTAAATGTAGGTTATCTTACCTTGAGATGTCAATACTGAAAGTAGGAAAACTTACATTAAAGGATAAAAAAGCCGCTATATGCGGCTTCATTGGAAAGGTTAGAGATCAGTCACTACTTGTTTCACGACACCAACTAATCTGCAGTTGCCGTTGACCTCAAGCACTCGGTAGTTGGGATTGAGTGGAACGAGATACTTAAGAGGGCCATCAATAACAAACTTTTTTAACGTTGCTTCCGTAGAGCCGTCAATCCTTGCTACAACAATCCGCCCGTTTACTTCGTAGGGGCTGCCGTAGTCTGGGTCAACGATGACAAGAGACCCTTCTGGAATAGTGGGGGCTCCATTCGGATTAGTCATTGAGTCCCCACGAACGCGTAATGCAAAGCCTTCATCAGAAATGCTGGCTGTAGTGAATATCCATTCATGGATATCATCTTGCGTTACAGACATTCCGGACTCAGTCCACTCACCAGCTTGCACCCACGACAAGACAGGGATCTGCTTAACTCCAAATTTATCTGTTGGTCGCATGGGTGGTGCGTCACTTTCTGGATCACCAACACCGTCAATGAGCCATTGCGGATTGCATTTTAAAGCAGCGGCGAGCGCCTGAAGGTTTGAACCGCCAGGTGCGTAATCACCAGATTCCCATCCGGTTACTGTTACTCGATTGACGCCGACGAGTTTCCCTAAAACAGCCTGAGTTAACTTCAGCTCTTTTCGGCGCGTACGAATGCGTTCATTCATTTTCATGTAGGCAATCCTACCATCTTTTGATGTAGGAATCCTTGACCTCCGAATGTAAGATATCCTACTATCGCAATGTTCCCATTTACTACATGAGAGGGCTATATGAACAAAGATGAAGTGCTTTCCTACTTTGGAGGCGTAAGCAACTTGGCAAGGATTTTAGGTATTTCTCACGCCTCTGTTTCGGGCTGGGGAAGCGTCATTCCAAAAGGCCGCGCTTTTGAAATCCAGACCATAACGAAAGGCGCGCTAAAAGTTGAACCCACTCTTTATTCAAAGCCTAACGAGACGGCGGCGTAACAGTAACCACAGTAAGAAGGGGTTAACCGTGGATCAGAAACACTGGCAAGTCGAAAAACAGCCCGCCTGGCTGGTGGCGGCCATCAAGAAAACTATTTCATGCCTGCCTGGTGGCTATGCCGAAGCGGCTGAATGGCTGGGCGTAACCGAGAACGCATTGTTCAACCGGTTGCGTGTCGACGGCGATCAGATTTTCCCGATGGGCTGGGCGTTGGTGCTTCAGCAGGCCAGCGGTACCAAGCACATCGCCGATGCAGTTTCACGTCATTCGAACAGCGTGAACGTGCCGCTGGTGGAAATCGAGCAGGTCGATAACGCCGACATTAACGATCGCCTGATGGAGTCCATCGAGTGGATAGGCCGTCACTCTCAGTTCATACGCAAAGCAACTGAGGATGGGGTGATTGACCATGCAGAACGGGAACAGATCGAAGAGAACAGTTATCAGGTAATGACGAAGTGGCAGGAGCATTTAACGCTGCTGTATCGCGTTTTCTGTACGCCAGAAAATAGTGACGCCCGCGAGTGTGCAGCTCCGGGCGCCGTGGCGTGTCGTAATCAGTGGAGAACTAACGCATGAACAGTTTAACGGCTTATCGCCGCTTACCGCAACTGCGGATGATCCCGGTGCCGGGCGTTCCGTTGTTTCGGTATGAGCGCAGATTATCAAACCGCTGGGTTCCGTGTAACCACAGTCGGGCAGTCGCAATCGTGGGGGTCTACTACCGGAGGGCAAAAGCCTTATGTGAGAGCTTAACCGATGGTTCCGGGACCATTACGGCGTGCCCGTCAAAGTTATCCGCTGGGAGCCTGAAACCCGCCGCGTTATCTATCTGCGGGAAGGTTACGAGCATGGAGAGTGCTTCAGTCCGCTCGAGCAATTCCAGCGCAAGTTCAGGGAAATAGTCGATCATGAGCACTAAATTAAGCAGCTACGTGTGGGACGGCTGCGCGGCGTCGGGCATGAAGTTATCCAGTGTGGCCATCATGGCTCGCCTGGCCGATTTCAGCAGCGACGAAGGCGTTTGCTGGCCTTCGATAGAAACCATTGCGCGCCAGCTCGGTGCCGGGCCAAGCACTGTCCGTACGGCGATCGCCAAACTGGAGAAAGATGGCTGGCTTTCACGCACCCAGCGCCGCCAGGGCAACCGCAACGCCTCAAATATTTACCAGCTTAATGTGGCAAAGCTTCAGGCGGCCGCATTGTCTCACCTGTCAGATTCTGACACGTCAAAAACTGACGCATCAAAATCTGACCCGTCAAAATTTGAGGCATCAGAATCCAGCAAAAACGGTGGTTTTGACCCGTCAGAATCTGGCGGGGATCCGTCAGTAAATTCAAAACATGATCCATCAGATAAAAAACCTTCCTGTCAGGTTGCTGAGCAACCCGACCCTGCAGTGGTAATCACTGACCAGGCTAAACAGGTTTTATCTCACCTGAACAAGACCACCGGATCCCGGTACCAGGTCTGCAAATCATCTCTGGAAAACATCCGTGCCCGCCTGGCGGATGGATTTACACCTGAAGAACTGGTGCTTGTCGTGGATTACAGCGTCGAGAAGTGGGGATCTGATTTGAAAATGGCTGAGTACCTCCGTCCGTCAACACTCTTCCTGCCGGGCAAGTTCCCGGGCTATCTACAGTCGGCGAGCAAGTGGGATTCCGCAGGGCGCCCGGCACGTGATACATGGGGTCAGCGCAGCAAGCTTCCTGATTCAGCGGTATTCCGTTCGAGTCACCAGGACGTGGCGTACACCATTCCGGAGGGGTTCCGCGGATGAGCATCGCATCGAAAGTTTTGCAGTACGTCATCGAAAACCCTGGCTGCAATTATCGCGATATTGCCAAAGCCATGCCGGGAACCAACACCAGCACTATCAATCGCTGCCTTGGCCGTTTTTATGAAGAGGGAAAGTTGCGACGGGATTTTCAGGAATCGATGCTGACTTATTACCCATCTAACCAAACCCTGGCAGAAACGCTTTCAGAGGAAGACCTCCGGACACTGACCGGTCTGGAAAACCGGGCGCAGCAGCTGGAAGCGCAGGGACTCTATTTCCGCGCCGCATCGGTCTGGCTTAAAGCGTTTGATATGGCGATTAGTAGTACAGAACGGAATCGTTATGTTTCGCGCCGGGCCTTGTGCCTCAGGCATGCAGGAAATTTTATGACACCGGAAGGTCGCTGTTATCTCGCTGGCCGTTATGTAGGGGAAGAATAATGTCAAATAAATACTGCCGTGAGCTTGCCGAACTGCGTAGCCAGCCGGTGCACGAACTGAAGGAAGTTGGTGATCAGTGGCGTACACCTGAAAACATTTTCTGGGGTATCAATTCGATGTTTGGCCCGCTGGTGCTGGACCTGTTCAGCGACGGAGAGAACAGCAAATGCGAGGCGTATTACACCGCCGAGGATAACGCCCTGACGCAGGACTGGTCAGAACGCATGGCGGAACTTAACGGTGCCGCATTTGGGAATCCACCCTACAGCCGCGCCAGCCAACATGAAGAACATTACATCACCGGCATGCGTTACATCATGCAGCACGCCAGTGCGATGCGCGAGAAAGGTGGTCGTTATGTTTTCCTGATTAAGGCTGCTACCAGTGAGGTGTGGTGGCCGGAGGACGCCGATCACATCGCGTTTATCCGCGGGCGTATCGGTTTCGATCTGCCGACGTGGTTTGTACCGAAGGATGAAAAGCAGGTGCCGTCCGGTGCGTTCTTTGCCGGTGCTGTTGCTGTTTTCGATAAGAACTGGCGCGGCCCGGCTATGAGTTATGTCAGCCGCAAGGATCTGGAAGCTCGCGGCGATGCATTCCTGGCGCAGATTCGCCGTGAAGCTGAGCGGCTCGCCGGGCTGTTAGCACCTCAAAAAGAACCGCAAAATATTCCTGAAATTATTCCGGAAGCCGTCGGGCCTGTCGAAGATAACCCGCCATCTTCAGCTGAACCGGAAATCCCACTGACCAAAAAAGACATTATTGAGAAAAGCGGATTTAACTTCTGGGCGTGTGCATGTGCCGCGTTCGGCAACAAAGAAGAATACACGTTCTCCGAATCCCGCTTCGCGCATACCTGGGCGGCTGATTCTGTAGCAAATCCTGAATTTATCGTCGTTCCGACGGAAACAGTCGACAAAGCAATGGCGCTGATTAAAGAGAATGCCGATCAGCAGCAGGTTATCGCGTGGCTGGATCAACAGAGCTTTGAGCATGACGGCATCCGCAATGACATGCAGGACCGGCTGTTGATACTGGCATCAGAGGTTATTGCCGAATATGGTCTTACCGCAGCAGATATTACGGAAACCCTGGAATCCATTCCCAGCCATCACTGGCACAATATCCGATCCCTGCGAGTCCGCTTCCGGTTACTGATGGAAGCGCGAAAATCGGAGGCATCAGCATGCTGAAACTGACAGCGCGGCAACAGGAAGTTTTAGATCTGATTATCGATTACGTCGCTGATCATGGATTCCCGCCAACCATTTATGAGCTGGCTGGCCTGATGGGCTGCCGTTCGCCGAATGCGGCTAATGATCACCTTCGTGCGCTGCAGCGTAAGGGTGCCATCACCATTCATCCGGGAGTATCCCGGGGTATCTCGGTTAACAGTCAGAGTGCAGAGGATGAGGCGGTTAATCTGGTTCGTTCGCTGCTTAATGGAGATGAGCATGCCAGGGAAAATGCCATCGCCTTTCTCGAAATGCGAGGGGTTGAGCTATGAAGCTGACCCTGCCATTTCCGCCGAGCGTAAATACTTACTGGCGCGCCCCGAACAGGGGGCCGCTGGCTGGTCGCCACCTTATCAGCGCTGCCGGGCGTAAATATCAGAGTGACGCTTGTGCTGCCATCATCGAGCAATTGCGTCGTCTGCCGAAACCGTCCACCACACCCGCGGCAGTCGCAATAATCCTTTTCCCTCCGGATCAACGGCGCCGTGATCTGGATAACTACAACAAAGCGCTGTTTGACGCGCTGACGCATGCGGGCGTCTGGGAGGACGACAGTCAGGTTAAAAAAATGCTGGTGGAGTGGGGGCCAGTGGTACCGAAGGGAAAAGTAGAAATAACGATCAGTCAGTTAAAGTAGTGTATGCATATACAGGATTGCGACAACGTTATGCAAATCCGCAGTAGTATCAAGTTATGCAGACGAAACGGGAGTGCAGTCCCGTATTTAATCAGTGACAGTGGAGAACAGTATGAATCAGTTAACTAACGTTAAAAACGATTCAGGCTTTCCTGCGATGAGTAGTCTTGAAATTGCCGGGCTGTGCGATAAGCGGCATGACCACGTTTGTCGTGACATTAAGGTAATGCTGGAACAGCTTAATATTCAATCTCCCCAGATTTGGGGAGATTACCGGGACGGGTGCGGAAGAAGCTATCCGTGTTTCCATTTGCCTAAAGATTTATGCCTGACCCTGGTATCTGGATACAACGTGGTGCTGCGTAAGCGCATTATTGACCGCTGGCTTGAACTGGAGAACGGGCAACAGGTGAGCGTTCCCCAGACGTTGCCGGAAGCGTTGCGCCTTGCTGCCGATCTCGCTGAACAAAAAGAGCAGCTGAAACTGGAACTGGCCGCCGCCGCGCCGAAAGTGGAATTTGTGGATCGGTACTGTACCGCCAGCGGCTCGCTTTCGTTCCGTCAGGTAGCAAAGCTGCTCAAGGCGAAAGAACCAGAGTTTCGCCTGTTCCTGATTGATAACGACATCATGTATCGCCTGGGCGGCGCACTGACCCCGCGTCACCAGCATATCGCCGCCGGGCGATTTGAAGTCAAAACGGGAACGTCGACCACTTCCAACCATGCATTCAGCCAGGCGCGATTTACTGCGAAGGGGGTGAAGTGGATCGGCGGATTGTGGGCGGAGCATATTGCTAAAGGTAATGCAGCGTGAGAGCACTGTTAAACCCTGTGATCATCAAAGAGTTCGGGCTGGTGGCGTTCCGGCCCGGTCCTGAATTGCTGCCGCATTTCTGCCGCGGTCGCATCCTCCTGGAGAACGAACCGGATCGACTGGCTGACCTGCCAACTGGTGAAATCCCGGCGGCACGCCAGCCACTGGCAGAAGATCCGGTCATGGTGCCTGTATTCGAACACTCCGAAGTAATACTGCGTGCTGGTGGACTGGCGAGCCTGGAAGCTTGGCTGCTGCGTGAATCAGGCTGCCAGTATCCGCATACCAGCTATCACCACCACGAACTGGTGACTATGCGGCATGAACCCGGCGCGCTGCGGCTGTGCTGGTCCTGCGACAACAAAGTGCGGGAGCATTTTACTGACGAACTGGCAGGCATTGCGCGGGCAAACCTGGTAGCCTGGGTATTGTCGGTGGTTCGACGCGGGCTGGGGTTCGATGATTCCCACGCGGTGACCCTGCCGGAGCTTTGCTGGTGGCTGACGTTCAACAAGCTGGCTCACGTGATCCCGGAGTCAGTCGCGCGCCAGGCGCTGCAAATGCCGAAACAGGTTATCCAGTCGGTAACCCGTGAAGCGGACATTATGCCGTCGGTACCGGCCACCAGCATGGTGGAGGAAGCTGTAAAACAGGTGCTGGCGTTGAAGGTTGACCCGGAGACGCCGGAGTCGTTCATGTTGCGACCGAAGCGCCGCCGCTGGCAGAACGAGAAGTACACCCGCTGGGTGAAATCGCAGCCGTGCGCGTGCTGCGGCAAAACAGCAGACGATCCCCACCACCTGATCGGATACGGACAGGGTGGGATGGGGACCAAAGCCCATGACTTATTCGTGTTGCCTTTGTGCAGAACGCACCACGATGAACTTCATGCGGATGTAGGGGCATTTGAAGCCAAATACGGCACGCAGCCCGAGCTGCTGCTGAAGACATTAGACCGGGCGCTTGCCATTGGCGCGCTGGCGTAAACGGGGTGGAGACCGCGATGAATCTGGAATCATTACCAAAATACTATTCACCTAAATCACCGAAACTGAATGACGAAACACCCGCCACCGGCGGTGACGCGTTAACCATTACCGATGTTATGGCAGCCCAGGGCATGGTACAGGCCAAGGCCCCGCTAGGGTTTAACCTGTTCCTGGCGAAGATGGGCATTCAGGATCCACAGCCAGCTATCCAAGGGCTGATGAATTACGCGCTGGCGCTCCGGAACCCGGCCATGAAGAAGCTTAGCGACGACGCCCGCGCCGAAATGGCCCTCTGTCTGGCTCAGTTCGCATATAGCGACTATGCCCGCTCAGCGGCCAGCAGTTGCGAGTGTGAACACTGCAACGGGAAAGGTGTGATCCGCTGCATGCGCGAAGTGGTTAAACATCCTGGAGTGAAAGGTATTGAAGCGACTGTACGCAGGGAAGAGGTTGAGGAGCTTTGTAAGCACTGCGCAGGTAAGGGCAAGATTAGCACCGCATGCCGCGATTGTTCTGGGCGTGGAACAGCAATCGATAAAAAGCGCAGCCTTTTACATGGGGTGCCGGTTCAGAAAATATGTGATCGCTGCAATGGCAAAGGCTTCAGTCGACTCCCGACCACGCTGGCGCGCGCCCGGGTAGCTCGTCTGGTACCGGATATGACTGATTACCAGTGGTACAACGGATACGCCGACGTGATCAATAAACTGGTATCGAAGTGCTGGCAGGAAGAAACCTACGCAGAGCTAAAATTGAGGGAAGTTACACGATAGCAGCATATTTAGCGAAAATGGCGGCATGATGCTTGCCATTTTCAAAAATTATGGGTAAGATTCTTCCAACGATGGGATTTTGCGCCTAACGTTAAAAAATATTGTTTAAAAATTTCCTATATATAGTGCTTCGTCTGGCAAACCACTCCATATTATGTGGCTTTATGTTTTTGTAATAAAAATAGGTTTATTTATAGCTAATATGCATATGGTACCTATGTACTTGTTGTTATATTGAGTCTAATGCCAACGGACTGCATGGGTGAAATCAAGTGATTGGCAGCTTTTTGTTAATCGTCTTGGATGATCATCATGTCTCAAACTACGCACCAAGCATCAAAAGACAATAACGTTCAGCTAACTTTTCCTACTGACTTTCCCCCGAATACTCCGCCTAAAGAGGCGGTTGAAGCGTCAGGCCTTTTCTTTCGCTTGACGAAAGCAAACCCTCCGGGTGAGTTATGCTTCTTAAACATGAAGGTAGAGAATCCCAAACGTTTGAAGAAGTATAAAGGACTTCAACTTAAATGTTGTTATGGAGTTTCCGTTTATACGGACGAGAAATCTATAGTTAATGCCTTTGATAAATTTCCAGAAGGTGTTGGTGAAAAATTTATTGCTAAAGGGCAATTTGCAGCAAATGATGGACGCATGTTGAAAACGGGAGCTCCCGATTCAACCCATTATACAGTTTGGCTTTATAATGAAGCAAAGGTTCATTCTAAATTTACTTGTATAAGAAGGATGTCAAAATGAATAGCATCTTTCTTAAAGATAGTATTTTTGGCGAGCTTACATATCAAAAAATTTATGAATTTTTTGAAGGGCCAAAATTCTTTTCAGTAACCAACGAAATAAACAGTCTTTTCGCTGTTTACTGGCTAGGTGATGAGGATGAATTTGATAAGTGGCTGATTGTTCCCGTTTCGCAAGAAAGGCTTGAGCACTTGGAAAGGAGGCGTATTGATATCCTTAGTATGCTGTCATACCAAGAGCAAAAAAAATGCTATCAGTTTAATATATATTATGAAGATGATAGGGTTGAATTTGTAACTTTGGATTCGTCAACTCTAAATAAAACTATAAAATTACCTAGAAGTGGTTTATATATTAGTTCTGTTCTTCCTGTTTTGCCAAACGGGAAAATTGGCGATGAAACTGAATTTTCTACCCACGAAATCCATGTTGAGAAGACCGCTTCCTCTACAAACCCATTAGTTTTGAAAGGTGTGTCAAAATTATTTGAGTGTTTCAACGATTTATATTCATCAATTTTAGCGGTTTTTGATGAGAAAGATTTAATGAGACCTGTTTCTGGACGACCAGGCTCATTCGTACTCTCTTTTCAGGCTGAGAAAATGCAGTTAATAGAGCCTTTACTGAAAGACTTGAATGCATTAATTTTAGCGAGAGGTAATCTTTTGGATTTTATAAAGAGCAGGAAGCTTGATGTGCAAATGCTCTCTGCTTTGTTCGAAACTGTGCTTGAAACAAGTTCAAGCTTAGAACTTAAAAGTAATACCACTGACGAACTCATATTGGTCATTAGAAAAACAGATGCTGAGTATTATGGTGATGCATTAGCTAAGATGTCGGTTCAAGTAGTTGGTGGATATCAGGTGCCTCAGGCTAATTTGATGGAACAGATATTCAAAATTGTTGAGTTGAAGTGGCAGGATAAGCATTTAAACCTTATAAGTACAGGCTTGGATGAAAGACATATACTTTATTATATTCATGCGTGCAAAATTCTAGGTTTTTTAAATAGTAATGGTTCAGTATCTGCACTTGGGCAGCAATTAGCAGAGGCAGATCATGATAAGCGGCTTAGAATTGCTGCCCGTAGTTTCGAGGCGAGTCATTGTGGTTGGGCTTGGATAACTTGGAGTCAAGTTAAGAGCCTTTCTGAATTAGACCCCAGCACTGCGGAAGCGTTTTTACTCGAAATGTGTTTATCACTTAGCGAAAAAACCAAAAAAAGAAGGGCGTCAACACTACGGCAATGGTGTGAAATATTAAAACCTTCATATCAGGAGTTGTGAATGCGTAATACAAATTTTTGGTTAGTTAAGTAAATATTTCCAAAATATCTTTTAAAGGCTCACTTCGGTGGGCCTTTTTTATTTCCCCTCATTCCTGAGAGGACTCATCACTAACGAGGGGGCGTAATGTCCGTGACCTGCTCCCTATTGATTGGCACCGATTGTTCTCAGTAACTTCCGCAACTGGCACAGGGCTGCTGTTGCAGCCCCGACAACCTTAGACTTCAATCGACTCCGAGATCTCTAACGCATCATCGACCTCAATGCCCAGATAACGGACTGTGCTTTCGAGTTTCTTATGGCCCAACAGAAGTTGGATCACCCGGAGGTTCTTAGTTTTCTTGTAGATTAGGTAAGGTTTTGTTCTTCTCATGGAATGTGTGCTGTACAGCGAATCGTCGAGACCAAGCTTTTCTACCCACCCATGAAAGATTCGGTTGTATTGCCGGGTTGAAATGTGCTGGTTAGTTCCGACCCGAGACCGAAACAAGAAGTCTTTACTGTGCAAATTGCCAAGCTTTATCAATGCAGAAACAGCTTCTCTGGTCCCTTTGGTTATCTCAAATTGCACAGGACTACCGGTTTTCTGTTGCAAAACCGTTGCTCTGCTTGAAACAGAGCTGCCATATGCAACATCAGATACTTTGAGTTTGACCAGATCACAGCCCCGAAGCTTACTGTCCAGGGCCATATTGAACAGAGCTAAATCGCGCGTTTTACCTTCCAGTTCAAGTCGGATTCTGATCCCCCAGATATGAGATATCTGAAGTGGTCTTTTTTGGCCGATGATACGGTCTTTGTTCCACGGTGACGTGTTCAT